TCCAGGGTCGCGATATCGAATAGCCCCCGGTTGATGATGCCTTGCATAACCTTCAAGCCGGAACCGTCAAAGACCGGGCCGGTAACCTCAAAGTGGACGCCGAATGGTTCAGCCATCAGAAGATCACCCCGTTGCTCGTCCCGGTCACCCGGAAGTCCTCCAGGGTCATCAAGACCGACCGGACCTCTCCCTCGGCCACCGTCATCGACATCTCCCCGCTCCCGATGCTTCCAGCCGACCCGAGATCGCGGTTGCGAAAGGTCAGCTTGGCGATGTCGAGACAAGCCTGGACGACCAGCTCCGGGTAGTCGTACCGGGTCAGACCGGCGCCTCCGGAATGAGTGGCCGCCGTCGTCCCGTTGACGCCCCGCTGAACGGTCAAGGTATTGCCGCTGATGGCCGTTATGTAAAGCTGCTCGGAATCGACCAGGACGGTCTGGGCCGGTCCCAGGTCGGTCGCGCTGGTCACGCTGATGGAGGTCGCGGTCGTTGATCCTATGGCGTCCGCCGTCGTAACGGACAGGGTGTCCGCCGTATATCCCCAGCTTCCCAGGATGCTCAAGGTCTGTTGGCCGGCGTCCAGGGTGTTGGAGGTGTCCTCGTTCAGTTTGAAGATAGTCTTGGGCGCAGCGTTGTAGGGCATCAGCCAGAAGTCGGCATTGTATCCCTCGGTCAGGACCGTACTGGCTCCCCGGTCGGTGTCGTCGTAAGCCGTCACCGTGGTCGTGGAGACCAGCCAGCCGTCCAGCGGGATGACGTTCGCCAGGGAGACCGTGGTCGCGATGGCGTCCGTCCCGGCCAGGACGGCATACTGGGGAGACTGGAGCAGTGATCCGGACCCGATGTCGTAATACCGGGTCTCGGTCAGCGGTCCAAACGTCCCGCCCTCGCAGTAAAGGTCGATACGCCGGGACGATGCCTCCAGGATTCGCCGGATGCTCCCGGCATCACTCGTCCACCCGGAGGAGAACGATGTCCCGGCCAGGTAGTCCCGGAGGTCGTCCGCGCTGGCGTATGTGTGGCGAGTCGCCACTATTCAGCTTCCTCGGTGACTTCCTCGGTGGCCTCATCCGCGGACTTGTCCTCGGCGGTGTCGGCCTGTTTATTCTCTGCCGTCCCGGCCAGCTTGAAATAATCTGGATTGGCCTTGAGGGTCGCGGCTGGTACGTCGTACTCCACGCCGGACTGGTAAGCCATCCCGCTCCCATCAGAGAAGCTCTGGATGCAAGTTACATTGGGCATATTTGTCCTCCTTGGTTGAGGAGCGGGACCGTAGCCCCGCCCCTGATTAGCTGACCGCTGATTAGGCGGCTCTCGGAATCTTGAAGGCGGCGGCGAGGCCGACTTGACCGTCACCCCTGCGGGTGGCAAAGAAGCCGATCTGGTCGTTGCCCATATAAAGCTGATCATTCCGCCTTATTGTGAAACCGACACGATCAAATATGTAATATCCTTGTTTGAAGTCGCCGAAGATGGCGATCTTCTCGGTGCTGGTGATGTTCCCACCCAAGCCAGACGTCACATCGGTTAAGACGGTCCGCTTGCCGAGGATGAAGTCTGACGGCGCGGCGGTCAGGCTTGGGATGCTATGGACCCCGGCGGCAGTGATCGCGATCGAGTTGATGAGTGACGCGATCGTGGACTTCATCACCCAACTGGCATTCCCCCGGAACTGGGCGTTGAGCGCGTAGTAAGTCCCTATCAGGTCCGCGCCCACGACCGCGGTCGAGCCGGCCATCGTATAGAACGCCACATCCCCATCGGAAAGCACCCCGGAATACTGCGTCGTTCCATTCCCGCTGATAATTCCAACATCCTCAAACTGTCCAGCGGCCTCCTGGAATATCTGCGACAGGAACGCCGGGAGGTTGATGGCCGAGTCGTCCAGGAGTTCCCGGCTGACCTTGACCAGCCCTCCGGACTTCTCGATGGAGAAGTTGACCTGGCCGACCACCGGCGTGGACTCGGTCGGCGCGGCTTCCTCTGCTATCGCCGCCCATGTCGCGGATGCCAGGGTTGGGATGTACCCATCCTTGGACGCGACCCGGATGACGGTGCATAGGGGCCGGAGTTGGGAACCTGGGACTCCCGTGTCATGGATGACCTGTGCAAGGAACTGTTCCGGGACGAAGAAACCCACTTTGTTACTCCTGGCATTTCCAGGGGGCCAATCATTTCTGTTGGCCTCTCATGGTTTCCCATGAGGTCGGACTATATCTTCAACTCCTGGGAGTTGTCGGGCGCTTGTGAGGTTTATTGATTCGGTTCTCACCCTCTAGTCTCTGAACCTTCCGACCTACCCTTACCCGTTCGGTCGGCTTGGCTGCTGATTGGCTTATCTTTCGATTTAGCGTCCCAGCAATTCACCCGATGTTTACTCATATATCACTACATGAGGGGGCAGTTAACTTTACCCTCGGCATCCGTATCTTCTTGCATGGCCTTGATCTCGTCCGGGCTGGCGGTCTTCCAGAACATGTCCTCACTTGGCGACCGGAACCACTTGATGAAGGCGTCGGTCATGAACCGGGCCTCGTCCTTGATGTTGTCCCCGCACAGGTCTTGCACCCAGAGCGGTTGTGCCATCGCCGGGAGTCCTTTCACCCATGACGCCGGTCGGTAGTCGCTCTTGATCCTGGCGGTGGTGTCCATCGCGTTGTAGATCGCGACATCGCTGGATGTCACCGGGATGGCGTTCAATGGTTGGTTGAACTCCCCACGGAGCTTCCGCACCTGGGAGGCGGCGGCGTCGATCTCGTCGGCTTTGGTCATGGTGACCTGGGCCTCGTCAACCAATCGCCGGAAGGTATCCATCTCGCCTTGATCCATAGCCGTCTGGGCCTGGTCAAGCAATGCGCCGGCTTGGCTTCTCAGTTCTTTCGTATCCAATTCAGTGTCTCCTTATCGGTTTGTTTGCAATTCAAGGCGCATCCGGGCAAGGCGTAACCGATGGCTTGCCGTGTCCGAGGCGGTCATGGTGACCGTGTCAGAGGCGGCGCCAACTGGATCGTCCGACATGGACTCGCCGGTGGCTGGTTCAAACAAGATGCCGTCGTGGGCGCGGCAGAACGAGCGGGCCTCGCTCTCTGTCCACATCTCGACTGGCATCCGGTAAGACGTTAGGGACCAATCTCCGGACTCCGCGTGGCGTCCGAAAAGTATCTCGACCGACTTGCCGTCAAAGTCCCCGTCCTCGATGGTCTCTGAGGATGTCCGGAAGCGGTCGAAGGCGTCCGGCTCCAGGATGCGGCAAGCGTGGAAGTTTGGATAAGGCTTGACCTCCGGGTCCGGGGCCGCGTAACGGCTCCCCTCCGCGGCGGTCTCATATGCCGAATGGGTCGAGCAGGGCATCCAGACGGACTCCCCGTCCACCTCCATCCGGTGGGCGCCGGAGCATCCCAATGCGTCAGCCCTGGACTCGGCCTCCTCCCTGGTGGAGTAAGTGTCCGGGGCTTTGACGGTCGCCGACTTGGCGGCGATGGTTGACGTTGACGGCGAGGCGCCGCGGATGACCGCTGACACCTCGACCCAATCCAGGTCTAGGATGCGCCGGGTGGTCTCTTTCCCGGCCCGGTCATAGACGACCGCGTCCCCGGCAGGGAGGTTGAAGCCCACCGACCATTCCCGGATATACTCTCCGGCGATGTTGGAGTAGGCTTCCTGTCCGGCCTGGGTGTCGAGGTTCATCTGCATCCGGGTGTAAAGCCGATGCTCGTCCGCGGCGCCGGTCGGCTCGGACTGGGCGAATAAGACCTTCCCCACCAGCTTGCTCTGGTCATGTCCGGCCAAGACCGGGATGGGGAGGTTCGACTTGATGGAGGCGTTGAATGCGGCAGGGTCGATGATGTCCCCGTCCGCGTCCCGGACTCCCATCGTGTTGACGTAGGCTTCCACGATGCCCATGCGCTCATCGAGGACTTTGGCGTCCGAGATATAGAACTTGTTGATCATGCGGTCTCCTCCGGCTTGTAGTTCCGGGGCATCGGTTGCCAGTTCAGCGTCCCGTTGGGATGGTCGTCGATGTTCGCGGCGTCCTCCACGGTGTATATCTGGTTGTGACG